TGCACAATTACCGTCGGTACCTGCGGGACCCTATTGTGGTAAACGCTGCGTCTATTGCGCCAGTCGTTGACTTCACAATTCCTCACTGGAAGCGTGTGGTCAGTGCATTGGCCTTGATGCGGTCCCAAGCAGCCCGTTAAAAGGCTGTTAACATCTCCTTCTTAATTGAGGGTATCTTGCGTGTTTCACGCAGAAAGTTTGGTATCATGCCAGCAGCAATTATCCTGAAGGACCGCGCCGGCGGCAACGTCACGTTCAATCACTATTCGGATCGCTCCGAAGAGGTTGAATGGGTCGAAGCCGGTGCGACTTCCCTTCTGGGTACGTCTCGTGCGCGACTGAGCCGAAAGGTTCCCGCGAACAAGGCGAGCGGAGTTCTCAAGACGATTCTGGTTACCACCAGGCCCGTCGTCAACGCGACCACTGGTGCCCTTGATGGCATCATGACCATGAAGACTGAGTCCTTCCGACCCGCGAACATCTCTGATGTCCAAGCCGAAGAGTGCGTCGCGCGGCATGCCGCGCATCTCGACCTCGCCGGCTACTGGATTGCAGTGCGTTCCGGTGCCCTTCCTGCCTAACTAACCCCGAAAGTAGATCATGATTGATAGAATTTCTTCCCAATCTGGATTCTCGCTTGCCCTTGGGCAGCTTGATACCCCTGGATCGACTTTCGCCCGGCTTGAAACGCCGGACGGGGTTGCTATCCTGCAGTTCAACTTTCACCCCAAGCGCTTTTCCCCTTACGAGGAGAACGCCATGGTGAAGTTCAATGGCTCTGGTGACGTGACTGTGGTTTATCCCCCTTCTCGACCTGAAGGTGATCTGAGAGCCGACTCTAATGTCGTCCACTCCCTAGGTTTCCAGTGGGAAGAGTTTGCGGGACCGACCAATAAGGTCACGTTCCGTGATGACGCATCTCCCGATGTCGTCGCCATGGTGGCAACAGTCTCTGCTGACGAGTTCCGTACGCTGTACGTGATACTCCCATCGAGGCTTGCCCGTTATGGGTTTTCCAAGAAACAGCGGACTAGCGCGGTTTACCGCCTATCCAACCTGATTCTTGAAGCTCGAGGGGCTGTGTGATTATGCATCCTACTTGGAAGCAGAAAGCACGTCTTCCCAAAGCTCTTCAAGGGCTTTGGGGTTCCTTGCTCGTGATGAGCGAGGAGCCTGTCAAGGACGGCGTCGCCGTCCTCAGGTCGGTTGCAAGTGACTTGTTTCAGTCGCTCGACACCCCGATTTCACTCTCATGTGAAATTCTGCTACGATATGGTGATCTCGAACAGCTCGTTCGGAAAACCGTCTCTCCTTTCGATTATAATTGCCCCCAGCGGTTCGCCGATGACTATCAAGCCATCAGCTTTCTGCGTAAGGCCCCCCTGGATATTCCAGGGGTTGATCGGCGGGCTGCCGCGAAGAAGAAATTCCTCGAGGCAGAAGAGCGTTGCCGGGAGACGAACCACCGGATCCGGCTTTTCATTGAGAACCCCGAAAGGGCCTCCTCGGTCGTGCGTCATGCTTATTGCCTGACGATTAACGCGATAAATGAAGTGCTTGGATCCTATGTTAGTCCGTCTGAGTGGCTTAACAGTTGTCGCTTTGGGCCGGGTGTGTTTAACTCACCAGGCGCTAGAGGACTTACGTCTATCTACGACAAGCTGCAAGTCACGCCCTCAGTCACTCCAGACTTTGGGCTCGCGGGAAGCATGCTCGTGATGAGCTCGCCTTCTTGGGCGCGATCCATTACTGAACTCGAATACGAGGGCTTCTGGCCTTTCGTTCGGGAACAGGACTTGGTAATCGTGCCCGGCAACCGCGTAAGCTTCGTGCCGAAAACAGCCACGACCGACAGGGCGATAGCCATAGAACCGTTGATCAACATCTACGCCCAGCTGGGCCTCGGTGCTATGATCAGAAGACGGTTGAAGGCCTTTGCTCATATCGATTTGAACGACCAGTCCCTTAACCAGGAACTGGCTCGGGAAGGATCGATACGTGGTTACTTATGCACAATTGATCTCTCGAGCGCCAGTGATACTGTCGCTAGTGGGGTTGTGCGAGCGCTCCTCCCGGAGTGCTGGTACTCCTATCTTAATCTTTGCCGGAGTAAATTCGGCGAGGTTGATGGTAGGGCTTTTGTGTACGAGAAGTTCTCCAGTATGGGGAACGGTTTCACGTTTGAACTAGAGAGCCTCCTTTTTTGGGCGTTCTCAAAAGCAGCGTGTGAAATCTCCGGTTGCGCTGACATGATTAGCGTGTACGGAGACGACATTGTAGTTCCTGTCGACGCCTACGAAACCCTTGAAGAGATTCTTACCTTCTTCGGCTTCGAACTTAATCGTTCGAAGTCGTTCAGTAATGGCCCTTTTCGGGAATCTTGTGGCAAAGACTACTACAACGGTGCGGACGTCCGTCCCTTCCTCCAAAAGGAAGTCCCTCAGGGTCTTGAAGACCTATTCACTCTCGCTAATGGCCTTCGTAGGCTGGCTCATCGTCGTCTACACCCTTACCCAGGGTGTGATGTGCGTTATCGCCGGGCCTACGAGTCGGCAGTGCGAGCGATCCCTAAGCCTGTACGACTTGCTGTCCGGGTCCCTGCTCATGCAGGTGATTCGGATGGTCTTGTAACAGATTGGGATGAAGCCCAAGTGTCCCCCTTCGTTCGGAGTCATCCGTACGGTTGGGAGGGCAGCTTGGGTCTGAGGTTTGCCTACGTCTCTTCCGAGGCGTCGAAATGTTACCATTTCGAAGGTGGAGTAGCGTCGCTACTCTACAAGGCAAGGGCGAACTTTGAAGGTTCCGACCTCACAGTGCCGGTCGGCACTGAGATGGGTCCCTCTGCTTCTCCAAGGCAGGGGAGGAGTGGTTCCTTCAAATTACGGAGCGGTGCCTTTTACGGCCCGTGGACTAATCTCGGCCCGTGGTGTTAACCACTAGCTGAGTTTTGTG